CCGTTTGTTATTGTAACTATTCCAACAATACCATCACCTATTATTGCTGTTGCGGCAACACCACTTCCGCCTCCTCCAATGAAAGCAACTGCAGGAGCAACCGTGTATCCATATCCGGAGTTGACAACTTCAACTCCTTGAACTTTTAATGACGATGTTCCATTACAGTCGATCAAGTTATCGATCATCGTTGCAACACCAACTGCAGTGTATCCGCCGGATGGAGCAGAAGAAATTGCCACCTTTGGTGGTGTATTAAATCCACCTCCTCTATTAAATACTCTAATGAATCTAACTCCACCATTGACAATATTTGTAAATGCTGTTGCAGTTACTGCTGCCCCAACTACAGATAAAGTCTGAATATAACCCTGATTTTGAATATTATCGTCTATTTCTTCAATACTAGTATCAACAACTTCGTCTTCATATCTAAAGAGTTCACATTTTAATTCGTAAACATAATTTTTTTGAAGTTGATAAAATGGTTGTTCGTGTTCTACGTATTTGATCTCAAATAATCTATCACCCAATGGGAAGTAAATCAAATCTCCTTCTTTGGGTCTTGTAGATAATTTTATATCATTTAAGTTTTTTATAAGGGGACTGATATAAGTTTCAAATCTTTCTCTAGAAATTATTAAACTTAAATCGTCAATATCCTGAATACCAAATTTTGATAAGATAGTTCCTGCCCCACCATATCCATCATAACTATTGACATATGCTTCTAATGGATAAGCATTATCAAATCTTGATTGTATAACCTCTTTTATTACAGTTTTTTCTGTAACATACTTTCTTGGAATATAATATACTTCGACACCATACATTCGAATCTGTTCATTTATCAGATCTTGTATTAAACCTTGTTCTGAAGAAGAACCTTGTAGAAAAAATGGATTTAACATTTTATCCGATCATATCTAGAGGAGGAAGTTCATAAGTATTGGACATTTTTTCCATCAAAATATCAATCTCTCTTTGCGCATCATCATACATTTGCCTTCCATTCAGTTCAACACCGCCGGGAAGTTTTACCCCTGTAAATTTCATCATATTTTGTCCCCATTGTCTTTTAATCAATGATGTCAAATATGGTTTTAAGAAGGAATCATTCCAAACTCTTGAATAGTCATTTGGATCTATAGTTGAATAGCAGTCAATAACGAAGTAATTGTTTTCACTAACAGTACCCCAATCGATATCTAGATACAACCTATCTTGTCTTTTGTTGAAACGAATTTGTTTCTGAGTATTTAAAAGAAAATCTAAATCTTCCAAATATGTTTTAACCATAGCGTAACTCAGAAGTTCAGTTGTTCCCCAATAATAAACATCATTTAAGAATAACTGATACTTCACGCTAAACATATTGTGCGTGATTGTATTCGAACTATCAAAACTAAAAACTTTATTGATGCCAATTATATTTGGCGGAACTTGCAAGTAATTACTATTTTCGTTGTAAGTGAAAGTTACTGCAGTTCCTACGATATTTGTATTAACAGTTGTTGTTACAATACCAACATTACTAGTTGCATCAAGTCCTCTGGCTCTTCCGCGAGCAATGTCATCTGCTGTTATTTTATATTTATAAAATGTAGGATAAACACCATCAAAATGTCGTTCTTGAAAAAACTGGACAGCATCATCTACGAGATCTTCAATTTGCTCATCGGCAACATTAATTTCTAAAACTGGCGCTCCCAGTTTTCTCTTGCAGTAATCTATTAATTCTTGTCTAGTAGATGGTTGCGCCATTTATTAGTACCTCTCAGAATATTTATGGTGCCGAAGAAATACCAGGTTTTACTAAAATATTTCCTTCAACAATTCTATAAACAGTAGAACCCGAACTCACGAGAATATCATAAACATATCTTCCTTCTTTTAAAGATCTTGTTTGGGTTGAACCTAAAGAAATATTGAATCTACCTTGAGTAGAAGTAGAAAATCCAACACCGAATGTTGCTACAGCATAAGAACTTGATCCAATAGAAACACTCTTTGCCATTTGGGAAGATCCAGTCCACCCAGAAAAATTAAAGGCAGAACTTGATGTGTTTACTACTGAAAAATTTGCCAAAAAAGTTGACCCGGTGTTAATGGTCAAATTAACTGAACTTGGAGTTCCAGAAGTCGTGTCAAAGGTTATTCTTTTATCAGACATTTAAAATACCTAAACTTGAAATTACTTCTTGTTGTTTTAAGTATAACTTATAATAACATTTTGCAATGTTCTTCAATTCGGTAATATCATCTATACTATCTATCTCAGAAGCAACTTTAAAGTATTCGAAACTCTTACTCAAATTTTCAAGGTCTATATTATTTGGGTCCATCAATTAAACTCCTAAGTAAAGATTTGATTTCATTTAAATCTTCTTTCATATTAACAAAATCTTTCTCAAGATTCTGTAATTTTTGATTTTCTTTTTCTTTTATTCTTTTTTGCATAATATAGTTGTTATAGTCTGTCATATTGGTGTTAATAATTGCCTTTGTTTCTTCGTCTCTAACCAAGTTAGAATGACCATTAACTTTTGAGTATTTCATAACTTATTATGCCAGCGCAATAATTCTCAAATCTTTATATCTTGGAGGATATGCTTGATTTGTTGAGGTTCCAACAAGTTTAATGCCAAAATATCTGAATGCTGGCAGACTATCAATAGTAAATTCATACTCTCTAAAGTCAAGAACATCACTATCGAAACCAATCAAATCAGTTTTGGAAACCATTTTGTCGGGCAATCCATTACTATCAGACAAACTTATTACATCTCCACTTGATGTTAAGTTAGTATATCCTGGGAAAGGATAGTAAATTAAATCCGAGTTGGGATCATCCGTTATTGCGTATAAACATCTTATATCACTATATGTATTAATATATGCACTTAATATAACTTTTATAGAAGATGCTGGAGTTTCTAGTGAAATTGGTTTTGTTGCATAAACAAAAGATGATGGATCATCTTTTAAGGTTGATACTCTGTCATCGGTGGCATAATTAGATATTGCATTGTTTACTCTATTGGAAGTGAAAATCATTCCAACTCTATCTAAGTCAACTACTGGGGAAACATATGCATTTGTTGTAGAAAGATTTAGATTCAAAGTCAAAGACTTATTGGCAGGTAAAGTAGTTGTTTTGGAATTTTCATTTACCTTTGATGCAACAACTCTGGGAGTACTTAAATAATTTGTAGCGTTTAGGTTGATTTGCTCAAATCCTTGGTCAATGAAAGGTATTTCATTTCCATCAACACTACTTCCACTAACAGTTCTCAATGAAGCATTAATATTAGTGCCTCTGAGAGACATTGTTTGGACAACTGGTTTAACAATTTCAAACGGTATATTCTGAGTTGCATTTATTTCTGAACCACCTGTTGATTTTGTTTCATTAAGGAATAACTTTGGATGACCAGATGATAAAGTTCTATTTGTCATTGTAGAACTTTGATCACTCATATCTAACTTGACGTGATAGTAATCTAGATCATATGGTTCTGCAACTGTTGCATCTGCCAAATCATGTGTTTTGTTAATGCGACGTAAGGAAACAGAAGCAAGTTCATACTTATAAACTAAAGTTCCTGTACTATAACTAAATGATTTTGTTTGATCAATCGCTCTAGTTATGCCAGTTAAAAGTGGAGGTGATACTGATGTATTTACTCCAGTATAAGAAATAATCTCATTATCAATCCTAATATATCCTGGATTTGTAGATGCAACAGAAACATTTTCAAAAGTATCAAAATTAGCGATAGAAATACTTTCTACCGGAATACTGTCTGTTGAAGTTGATGAATAGACACTAAAAAGTTTGGTTGGTTTTAAATCAGATATTGCATTACTTATTGTTACCAAATTTTGAGATGAATTCATTCCGTGATTTTTATGATAAACCTTGATATGCAATCCATCTGATAATGTTTCTATTCCATTAGCGGGAACAATGACATTTCCCCCAGTTCCATTTAAATCTGTAGAAACGCCAACATTATTAATATACCTTAAAGTATTTCCTACGCCAGTAACATAATCACCTTGAACTTGGTCTATGATTAGTTGATTTACTCCAGAAACTTCTGAAACAGATAATCTTAAATTTCTACCAAGATTTTGTGTTCCAATCGTCGATATTCCTAATACATCACCTGCAGAATATCCAGTTCCTCCATTAGAAATAGTTGCTGCTACTGCAACTCCATTGGTTATCGTAATATTTGCTCTTGCATCTCTACCATCTCCAGTTACTGTGTTCAAAACAATATTATTAAATACAAAAGATCCTGAAGATGGTGTATAACCTATTCCAGCATTAATAATTCCTAAAGTGCCAAAAGCAGAACCGGCATATCCAACAAAATTACCAGTAGCATTACTATTTCTTTGGATAATTGTGTTTCCCAAAGTTGGTAGCATTGCTGTTGCGATTGTAGTTCCAATTCCAACTTTAACTTTTTTTGAAGTTACTTCTAAAGAATCTCTTACTAATGTGGCTACTTGATTATTACCAACACTAAGATTTGGATTGTAGAAGTTTATATTTCCACTCCCTACAAAATTTGCTCTATTTAACTTGAATTTTAAGTCTTCAAATTGACTTGGAGTCCAAGTAGAACCGTTTTGTGATTTAAATAATGATCCGCTTAATGGTTGCTTAGAAACTAAAACCTGCTCTTGCTCTGCGAGAGCACTAGTACTAACGTCAACTTCTGTTAATCTTGATATCCAAACATTATAAACACTGGAGTTTGATAAAATTGCTAATGCATGAAACTGTTTTCCTGCAAGATAAACGGGAGACTCAAAAGTAACTCTAGTTGGTAAAGAGGCATCTTCTGAAATTTGAATATCCTTCGGATCAATTACTACTTCACTAAATGGATAAACTTCGCTAGTGGGAAGACCTAATTGCATAGGTCTTAATTGAATAGTTACTGGAAGCTCTGGGTCTCTTGAATAAAAATATAAATCGACAGAAGTGGCAAAAATGCCACTATCTGGTTCAACATAAAAAGATTGAGCCAAAGGATCTATTATTTTCATTTTATTTTGTTACCTTTCTGATTGGATCCAATATCATATATTTATTTCTTCTTCTTACCTTTACCTGCAGGAACATTATTTATTGTCGTTGGAGTAATTGATAGTAATCCTCCTGGTCCTCTTGTTTTTTGTGGTTTGATAATTCTATCTTGTTCTAGTTGTTTTCTAGCAGCACCAGCAGCGCCAGGAGCACCTTTTAATGGTAACTCATTTTTTTGCTTTTTAGTTGTTTTGAAATTAATTGCTTTTTGCTGTAAAGAAGTTGTTTTGTCTGTAGTGGTTGGTTTTATGCCAGCATTCTTAAATGCTTTATTTGCTGCTTTTTTGCCTTTCTTATCTGCAATTTGCGCCCAAGTCTCGTTACAAGCAGTTTGGAGTGGAATAGAGAATGCTGTTGTATTTCCTGGATTAATAGTACTCTGATATCTATATGATCCAATTGTTGTTGATGCATTAAGATATTCCATACCTGGTTTACAACCTTTTTGTTTTTCTCTTGTTACTGTTGGTGGTTCTGGATCTACATTTGGAATATCTGGAATAACAGGTGGTTCCGGTACTTGTTCATTTCCTCCTCCAAAGAATGGAGTATCTTGAACTGGAGAATAAGAAGATGGTGCAGGTTCTTGCTCGTAATCCACTTGTGTTGGTGGTTCTGCAGGTACTACGGGAGGAGCTGGTGGTACATAAGGTGGTAATGTATTGCCAACAATAGTGGTAGCAACTACTGCTGTTGGACCTGTTAGACTTTCAGTTCTACTTTCTGTCACAGTTTGAGTTTCTGTTCTTACTGTTCTGACAGAAAGAATGTTTTCCTGAACTCTATTAATCTTACCTTCTGAGTAGAACTTCTCCTCTGCACTAGTTGTAGTTGAGTCAATAAGTGAGTTTGAAGGACTATTAGTGATTCTAAACAATTTAGAACCTGTTTCAAATCTTGGATTTCCAAAAACATTTGGATTTGGAATATAAAAAGATCCAATTAAGACGCCAATAGTATCGGTAATCAATCTAATATTAGAAACCACTGCTTCAGCACCACTTGTCAAACCTCTTAGTTTCATTCCAATTTGAATGTAACCAAAGAAATCTCCTTGTGCTTGTTGTGAAAGACTAAATGTATCTACGTTTAAAATAGTTGAAGTTGAAGAATAAGTTGCAGGAACTGGTTGTGATGAGTTGTATGGGTTTGCGGTAAATACTTCAGTTGGTGCATTAAATGGACCATATTTGTGATTAGATGTTGCAACCCTAAATGTTATTTTAGGATCTGG